ACCGTTTTCGCTTTATCCTGATCCTTCAAAAATGTTGTGAATGAAATTTGCAACGATTGAAAATCGGACGCGACTTGGATTGCGTTTTTTCCAAAATCTAAAATGGATTGACCAATTGCGATTCCACCAAAGGCCGCCGCCGCCCCTTTTAAAATACCACCTAATTTTGAAACATTGTTCGCGGTGTTATTTACCCCGGCATTAACACCGTCAATTGATTTTTTTACTGAATCCAATTCACGACGCAATTGCGCGGTGTCGGCTTGGATTTTAAAAATGACATTTTTAGGTTCGGCCATGACTTAAACTTTTTTTGCTTTGCCGAATTTACGTCTTTCTTTGGGTTTTTCGTCGTCGCCTGAATTGATTTTTTCAAACGACTTATTTTTTTCGTCAATGATTCGCATCCATGTTGAAATGGTTTGATAATATTCGTCAACGGTTAATGATTCCAACGCGCGAACCTCTGACGGACGCGATTCACAAATCAATTGATTCAAATAATTTATTTCGTCTATATATCGCCCAACGACAATGTTTGCAAAATTTGATTCAGTTTTGCGCTTTCCGGTTCCATTTTCATCAAATATTCGAGAATATCGATTCCGGATGAACTCGAATAATTGATTGTGTATTCGAATGCCCTTTGCAAAAAAAAATCATGACATTCCGGATCGTCTTTGAATTTGTCGATTTTGATTTGACGATGTTTGTCGTCATACCCGGTCGCGTCTTCGCCGTCGATAACAAAATAACATGTCGCCAATTCCAACAATGTTGTTTCTTCGCCAATGTAATTCAACCGGAATTCGATTTCACCCATTAAATGAAACAATTCGACGATGTTCCCTTCATTCGCTTTTTTCTTCATTTCAGCGAATAAACGTGTCAATTGTGATTTGGTCAAATTCATATCGGCAAAACGTGTCGCGATTTCGGCCGCGATTGCGCGTTTGGCCGGTATGGTCAACATGTTTTCGAATTCGTACCAATTACAACCGTCATTGTCGGTGTAAACTTTTTTTAGGTTGAAACTTGAATTCGTGATTGGTTGTTGTTGTTGTTTCTTTCGTTTAAACCACTTCATTTTTTCTTTGTTGTTGTTTTCGGTTGTTTGGTTGTTCCTTTGATTGATGCCGTGCAAATCGCGTATGAACTCGACTTGTCTTTGCCCGTTTTCATTACGTCCATGACGCAACGATGCATTTTGTCCATTTTAGCCATGACTTTTTTTTTCAAATATAGTCAAAAATCATTTTAGAAAACGAATAAAATCATGGTGAAACGTCCAAAGATAATATCGGAAACAATCCAATAAATGCGTCAAATGTTTGTCCTTGCTTTTATCAATGTCACCGTTTGAATCTGTTTGAACTGAAATAAGGTCGTTGATTAAATATTGACATGACGAATCAATCAACAAATCGGTGTGACGCTCCAACATCGAATTCAACAACACGCGTGAATTCTTTATTGACGGATTAATTGACGGAACTTTGAATTGTGATTTGCTCAACCCTAATTCGTCACGGATAATCGAATAAAAGTTCATTGCGCCTTTGGTCATTGCGGAACGGTTCGCCCCTGACGCGTCACCGGTGACAATGAAAAATGGATTTCCAAACGTCGTTTTGATAACCGAACACAAATTGTAAATGTCCGAATTGCGCAATCTGAATTCCTTCAGGATTCGAATTTTCCCGCCGTAACTTTGACCGGCGACACACGTTATCGGATCAACGTTGAAATCGAATGATAAAATGATTGGTTCGTTTTTGTTGAATTCCAAATTCGATTTGACGGTTTTGAATTTATTGAATGCATACGCAAACGGACGTTCAACGTTCATGACGTCCCAATTGCCATTCACGAAAATTTCGCGCGTTACTTCATCCAAATTTTCAAGTCCGTTCAAATACGATTCAGGCAACGACGGATTGTCCTTCATTAATGATTGCAAATAAAAGTGATCCGACGTCAATGTTCCGTTGATAAATGGTTCATGAAATAATTCCTTTGTCCAATTTTGCGACGGGTTACACGTCACTAAAATCATTGGATTGGGTTGTTTGTCCAAACCCGGAATGATGTTTCGTCCCGCTCTCAATTTACATTTTTCAAATGTTTTGCGTTGACATTCTTGACCTTCTTCAATCAAAAAGAAATTCGCTTCAATACCGTCGAAACGTGTTAGGTTTTTGTCCATGACATAGTTTTCCGGGAAAAACGTCAATGTTGATCCATTGCGAAATTTGACCAATTGGTCGGTTTGATTGTAACTTTTGACAAATGATTTTGGACACAACTTGAAAAACGACGGAATGGTTGTTCGCTTCAATGTTGGCAATGATTCACGAATGACAAACGATTTTGAACCCGGATAAATACGAGCCAACAAAATCAATGTCGCCAATGACACGAATGATTTTCCACCACCGGCCGCACCGCCAAAAAGCAAATATTTATATTTTTCCGAAAACACCGCCTGAATGAATTCGTGTTGTTTCGGATGCGGTTCAAATAAAATTGACATGTTGTTGTTGATTTGGGCCGGGTGTCGGATTCGAACCGAACTTCCAACACTTTGAAAAACCTTTGGTTTGACAATTGTTCACCCGGCGTTTATTTGAATTCGATTGTTTGGTCGCCTATTTTGAACACTTGTTTTTCGCCACCGAAATCAATTGTCATGTCTTCGTTCCAATTTGTCGGATCAATATTTTTCAGCGCGAAAATCATTGCGGTTGTTGACGGCGGAATGAACTTGTTTTTCTTTTTGGTCTTTGTCATTACGATTTTGCCTTTGCCGTTTTTCATTTCTTCCGTTTCGGTTTCCTCAACATTCCAACCGGTTAAAAACCTTTGTAAGGCGTTCAACGCTTTTTCGCGCATTCCGTCCTTTGCGATTTTTGTGTTTTTTTCCTTTGCTATTTTATAAATATCGGAAATCTCTGAAAATTCGTTCACCCAATACATGAACGTCCGGTGTGTTATTCCGTGTTCACCACAACACGATTCAATGGTTGCGTTGTTTGATCCGTAGTCGTCGCAAATTTTTTTTGATAGTGCGATTTTGTCTTTTATTGTTCGATGCGCCATGTTGAATTTTTACGGACGATTCGCGTCCCGTTTGTCCAAAATTACGAAAAATCATTGTCATCCAACAAATCATTGATTTTTGACAACATCAACAAAACGCGTTCACGTTCTGATTCGATTTGATTGAAACGATTTTCAAATTCAAGCAAAGAAACATTTTCGTTCATTGCGAGGTCTTCAATCAGGCCGTCAACCCAATCATTAAATTCCAACAATTCATTCATTGTCATTCCGGTTTTTATATTTTTCATATTCAATCCATAGCACCAAAATAATAAACAATGTAAAGTGAATTGAAATCACCGTCAAAATTGCCTTGTTCATTTTTTCAGTTTTTCAATTAGTTTTTCGCGTTCCTTGCGCATGGTCGCCAATTGTTGATCCAACATGAATTTCGTTTGTTCCAAATTTTTTATTTGGTTATCAACCCAATTAATATTTCGTTGAATTTGGTCAACGTCTTTTTTTCCGGAAATCATTTCGAACAATTTACCCATTTTTGAATGTGATTTTGTCGTCGTCGGTCAACGCGTTAATGAATGAATTCAATTTTTGTTTTCGTTTGACAATATACGACAAATAATCAAACGCGTCGGTGATTCCGGTGACCTTGGAAACCCAAAACAACAATTTGATTGAATAGACAAATATGAATGTCGCGATTGATAACGCGAACATGATTGGCAAAACAATTGTCATCGCAATTGCGCCTTTAATAGTCAATTTTTTCATTTTCGATTTTTTGTTTTATTGATTTGTTGATTTCGTTGAATTGCTGAATCAAATCAGTAATGACCAACACGGCGTTGAAATTCCCGTCCGCGTACATTTCCGACTTTTTAATCAACATAATATTTCGGAATTCTTTGAACCGTTTTATTTCGTCTTTGGTGATGTTCATATTTTAAACAAATTGGACATGTTTTGTCAATCCGAATATCGAAAAAATATCGACATGTTTCGCAACGAATCCAAATTTCATGATTGTTCATATTTCAAAAAGTTTAGTTTGTGAAGTGTGATTTTTGATTCGCTGAACCGCTTTGTCGTAGTATTCCTTATCAAGTTCACAGGCTGTTAGTTCAAATCCGTAATCGTGGCAGGCTATAGCTATACTTCCTGAGCCTAGATGAGTGTCAAGTATTTTATCGCCTTGTTGTGCAAAATTATTTAAACAATATTTGTATAATGCAATTGGTTTTTGTGTTGGATGTATATTTAAACCTTGTTTCATTCCTTGTTGTATTTTTGGGGCAAAACCACTTTCGTTTCCTCTTGCATATTTAAAAATTAACATTTTTGTTTTAAAACTATTCCATGCCATTTCACCGTGTGAAAATGAAAAATTATATTGCATTTTATCCCATATAATCCAACTCATAACGGGTTCTAAAAATTCAGTAAAATAATTACCTCCCCATATAATTTGATTCTTTGATACACGTCTTAATTCATTAAAGTATTCTTTATTTGGTATTGAATTATCCCAATCAGTTTTTTTGTATTCTTTAAAACCATTAGCTTTACAATTTACACCATTTTTATAAGCGTTTTCATCGGCATTAATTCCATAAGGAGGATCGACAATTGCCAAATCGAAATATTTGTCCGGGAACCTGGACATCAAAATCATATTGTCTTCGTTGGTGATTGTTATTTTGTCGGTGATTTTCATTTCCTGAATATTTTTTGAAACCATGATTTGCGCTTTTTAATAACCGGCAACGCGTACGTCGTCAACTTCAGGCAATCACAAATGAACGGGTAATGTCGTGAACATTCCATTGACAATTGAAAATTGACCGTTTCGCCGGGTGTGAATTCTTTGTTTTTGAAAAACGGATGCAATGGAAATTCGTTTTCGAAATTCATTTCGTTAATTTCAACCACTACGAATTGACCGGAATTTGTTTGTTCGATCCAACCTTTGTTCATGATTCTTTCAATTCAATCCAATCCAACAATTTTCGTTTGCTTTCGTTTTTGTAACAATTAGCGACAAAATCGTTCAATTCAGATTCGGTGAATTCCTTTTGTTCGTTAAAATACATTTGTTCGTAATCAATATAAGATTCGCCCCGTCTTTGAACGAATTTGGCTTCATAACCGCGAAACCTGAAAATATATGTTTTTTTTAATTCAGTCATTTTGATTGATTTTTTCAATTTGTTGATCCAATAATTTTTCGAAATCGTCGGTTGTTGTTCGGAAATAATCATGAACGCAAATTCGAAAACATTCGTTCCTAATTTCAAAACTGAAAACAGATTCGAATCCTTCAACTTCAATTTGATTTCGCTTTTGACGGTATTTTCCAAAATTGTCGATTCCTGATTTTTTCAGCCATTCGGCCCGGTAAACCTCAACCGCTTTTTTATAAATGTCTTTTTTTTCTTCAGGTTCAATTTTCAAAACATGCAAATCGTCGTTCAAAAATTGATAAATGAATTGAATTGGTGTGATTCCAAACGTCAAATTCCCGGTTTTTTTAAAATACTGATACGGCTTTCGAATACATTCGTTGATGTAATCAATCCGAATTTGTTTGCGGTCTTTCATGGACATTTCAATTTGAACGGGTTGTTCGCGATTTGGCAAAACCTCGATTCGTCTTTTTTTATAGTTATTAATGACCTGACTGAAATAAATCGCATTAAAATTTTGATAATGTTCGACCAATTCCAATTCGCCGGAAACCATGAATTGAAACGCGACAACGATTTCGTCGGTTGTTATGGTCGGAAATTTTCGTTTGATAAAATCAATCAAAATCATTTTTTGTTCGCTGTTCGGTAAATTTTCGCTTTTTAAACCGATTAATCCGAAAACGTATTTCAACGCGTTTGTGATTTGTGGTTCCGGATCGTTTAAATCCCGGATTTTTGGTTGCGCGTTTGCACGTTGAATTTGGCCGATAATGGATTCACCATTTGCGGATTGCGTCGGTCCAATCGACTTTTGTTGATTTGTTGTTGTTGGTTTTGTCATTTTTTGCCCTTTTTAGCCAATTTAAGCAC